CAGTTGGCGTAGACAAAATTTTGACCCTAGACTCAATCACGATACCCCTAGATGCCAAGGGTACGATGAACGCAATCGGACGAAGTAGGAGATTCTGATGGACTTGGCTTATCTTGTTAATCAAATAAAAGGTGATACGAGTACACCAGTCCTCCGCCTTCGCCAAGGTAAAGTCGTGACTGTCAATGTCAGTCCCGATAGTGTCGATATACAAATTGCTGGAGGCGCTAATACTTTGCCCTCAGTCAAATACTTAGACAGTTATAGCCCAACACAGAATGACACAATTTGGCTAATAACCTTTGGCGCAGATTTGTTAGTGATTGGGAAACAAGCATAATAACCGTGGTTCATAAACCATAGGTTAGAATTTATCCACCTACTCTTAGGAGAATACAATGGACAGTAAAATTAAAGCAATGCTCGCTTCGTATGGACGGTCATTCTTAGCGGCAATAACAACAGCCTTCATGATTACAGGCGGGGACATCCTTGCCCTTGATGGCGATTCACTTAAAGCAATTTTAGCGGCGGGTATCTCTGCCGTTCTCCCAGTCGCAATCAGAGCGGCTAATCCTAAAGACCCTGCGTTTGGCAAGATTGCCGATGGAGTCACAGATGCCGTAGTCAAAAAACTTACTGCGAAAAAACCCGCAAAGAAGAAGTAAATGCCAGCACCTCAAGGAACAGCGGAACTCTTAGTTGAGATAGCAATGGCGGAAGTCGGCTATATCGAAGAGGCAGTTCCCGAAAATAAAACCAAGTATCAGAAAGCCAACCAAGCATGGTGTGGCGCCTTCGTTAATTGGTGCGGGAAAAAATCGGGAGTTGAAATTCCAAATACTGTTTACACCCCAGCGGGAGCAGATGCTTTCAAGAAAATGAAACGCTGGTATGAAGGCGAAGATGCTCAACCTCAGGCGGGAGATATAGTCTATTTTGATTTCCCGTCAGATGGTGTTGATAGAATCAGTCATGTAGGTATTGTTGTTAAAGACAACAATGACGGCACAGTCACCTGTATAGAGGGAAACACCAGTTCAGATAAAAAAGGCGACCAACGCAACGGCGGAGAAGTTTGCCTTAAAATTCGTGCCTACAAGAAAAAGAACAGAAATAAGTTCAAGCCTAACCTCGCAGTTGCGATTGTCGGCTTTGGACGACCTCAAACTAAGGCAGTTGCTCAGTCCGCAGATGAAGCGAGAGCAAGGGCATAATGGTGGAAAAAGAGATTCAACCAACCCTAGGAGAAGTTATGCGTAGGCTTGATGACCTAACAATGGAAGTCAAGCAGATGAACCTTAATGTTGGTCAGACCTATCTGCGTAAAGATGTTTATGATTCAGATAGCGAGAGAATCTCTCAAGCCATGGAACACATTACAGACCGTCTTGAAAAGATGGAGAGTCGCTCCGAGTGGGTCATTCGTACAGTCGGAGCGCTTTTCATTTCTGCCGTTGTCGGTGGCTCGATATACATTGGACAACTCATAGGAATCTGAGGCTTGACAATCTAACCCCCGTTGGATACCCTCTCCCTTAACGAGAGGAGTCCACATGGACAACGCACTATCAGTCGATGATTTTGAAATCATTGAAGAACCAGCCCGAGAACCTTTTATCGTTGATGACGATTCAAAGGCGGATTGGGCAATGAGGAAACTTGCCTCTATTAGACGCAAGCAATTAGAGAACAAAACCATCTTTGACCGAGAAATTAAGAGAGTCGCAGAATGGCTCGAGGATGTCAATACAGCCCTTGAACGAGATGCTGAATGGTTTGAGGCTAACCTACGCCCATACGCCCTTCAGGAGCGCCACAAAGACCGTAAAAGCATAGTCTTGCCCCACGGCACGATTAAAACTATTGCAGGTCGAGTCAAGTTTGATATTGAGGATGAATCCAAGTTCCTTGAGTGGGCTGAGTCCAATGCCCCTGAATTAGTTCGAATCAAAAAAGAGATTGATAAAAAAGCCTTAGGTGCTTTGAATCAGTCCGATGATAAAGTAATATCAACCCAAGGCGAAATTGTTCCTTCAGTCAAGGTGATACCTGCTGAAGTTTCAGTATCGTTTTTAATAGCAGAGTAGAGAGAGGCAACATGGAAACCAATTTACCAATCGCTCAAGCATTGAGTGAGATTATGAAAGCAGTTGGAGGCATTGCAAAGAAAGACCGTAATCAAGCCCAAGGATTTAATTTCCGTGGAATTGATTCAGTCGTTAATGCTGTCTCACCCGCACTTCAAAAGTTCGGTGTAGTTGTTGTGCCTTCAGTTGAAGAGTACGACTATCAAACAGTTGAGATTGGAAAGAATCGAACCGCGATGGGTCATGTCAGAGTTAAAGTGACTTACACATTCATAGGAGCAAACGGTGACACAATTAAAGCAACAGTAGTTGGCGAAGCAATGGACTCAGGCGATAAGGCAACAGCCAAAGCCATGTCAGTTGCTTTCCGTACCGCCTTGCTTCAATCGCTATCACTTCCAACCGATGAGGTAGACCCTGACGCAACATCCTATGAACGCTCAAGCGGTACAGATGTTTTAGCGCCTTCAGCAGTTCTCATTAAGATTCATGAAGCAACCACGATTGAATCTTTATCTGAAGTAGGTCAGTACATAACTACGAACAAGGACTCTTACCCAGTTGGGCTTCTTGACCAATTCCGTGCCAAGTTCAAAGAGCAACAAACCAAATTGAACCCACCAAAATTGGAAGAGGAATCCGAAGATGTCATCACTACTGAACCAGCCCGAGTTACCGTATAGCGGAACTTCAGGTCATAGCGGTACAGATACTTCAAAGGTTCGAGCGCTTAACGCAGATAGGTCAGGAAAGACCGCTTTGCGTCAAGCGCAAGCCTTGAACATATTGTCCCAACGAAGATTATTGGGAATGACTTGGAAAGAATTATCTGAAATAACTGGACTTCACCATGGCACCGCTTCAGGTGTATTGTCTGTCCTCCACAAAACAGGACGAATTGCTAGACTTAAAGAGAGTCGCAACGGTTGTAAGGTTTATGTGGATGTTGCATGTGTTCAAGGAAGAATAGTTGAGACTCAGGGACGGAAGAAAAACTGTCCCCATTGCGGAGGTAATTTGTGAGTATTAGATGGATAACAAAAGTTTGGGCGGACTCGCCTTATGATGGCACCCGACTTCTTATCCACCTAGCGCTCGCAGATATTTCTCATGATGATGGTCGCTTCTTCGCATCACAATCCAATCTCTCAACTAAAGGTAGATGCTCTGTCGAGTATGTCCGAAAGGTTATTAACGAGATGATTGCCGATGGACATTTGAAGATTATTACTAAGGGGAACTCTCGAGGTAACGCAACTGTCTACCAGTTGATATGGAAGAAACTCCCCAACTCTATTGGGGAGGAACAAAGTTTAGGAGATATAGAACTCCCCAACTCAGATACCCCCAACTCCCCAACTTTGGAGGTTCAACTCCCCAACGCCACTCCGTACCATCCGTCCTATACATCCGTCCTATCTACAACGAAGAGTGACGAAACTGCTATCGCAGTTGTCGCACTCTCGGAGGCAGTTGCTCGAAAATGGTGGGAGAAGCAAAGAGTTAAACCCTTAGGCAAAAACGCATGGCACTCGCTCTTAGCAATCTGTCAAGCGGCAGAGAAACGCAACTACACCAGCGAACAGATTGAACAGGCTTTGGATTACATCGGGACAGTTCCCTCAATGCGTCAAATGGATTTAGTTCTTCGTGGAGTGGGGGTAAAAACAAAACATGAACAATCGGCAATTAGAGCAATCGACTTGGCAGAAAAGTTCCGCAATGAGTCTGTCTGACTTAGCAATTCTGATTGGCTTTATAGGTATCTATGACTTGAGAATTCAAGTCGATGAGATGAAGGTAAGAGCATGGGCTGAGTCTTTAGATTCTGACCTGCCCTTAGAAGAGGCGAAGAAAATTGTTTCTTGGCATTATTCAAACTTTGACACAGCGGTAAACCCCTCACACCTAAATAGAGAATGGCGCCGTAGAATGGCGGACGCAAGAGAGCGGGAGCGTGGTCGCCTTTTATCGCTAGAGTTTGAGGAGAATGAAAAGAAAAAAGCGACACCTGAATTTGTAGCACAGATAAAAAAAGAATTACTGGATAAATTGAACAGAGGTAAAGATGCTCCGTTGGAAGAGGATAATGGAACGGTGGCACCTAACTCATGAGGATGTTGCGATTTGTAGGTTGGTTCAACAGATGGCGATTCAATCGAACTCAGAGATATGCCTTGCTTGCTTGGACGCCATCGCGGATGAAAGACTCCAATGGCAAAGCCTAAACCTAAGAGAGTTTCGGAAGAAACCCGATTTATAGTCCTAGCCCGTGCCTTCTATAAATGCGAGAGATGTAATCGGGATTTTGTAGGCTACCCAATGTCAGTTCATCATCGGCGACCTCGAATGATGGGCGGGTCAAAAAATGAGATGCTCCATGAAACAGCGAACTTAATTGTTCTTTGCGGAACTGGAACTAGCGGATGTCATGGATGGGTCGAGTCCAATAGAGCCAAAGCCCGAGAACTGGGATACCTGATTCAAAAGATTGAGTCGGCTCAGGAGATTCCTTTTCAAGATGAAAAAGGTTTATGGTGGCAGTTGGATAACTTAGGGGCAAAGACCCAACTGGACATGAAGTGGAGTTACCCTCATGCTTAATTCATGGAATGTTTTTGTCAGGCAGATGAGTCAGAGCAAACGATTTACCGTCTTGAGTTCAATCAGCGTCCTTGGCTCACAAATGCTGAACGGGCTGGCAATCGATGGGAACAAGCGAAACAGACAAAGGCATGGCGAGCGGGTTTTCAACTCTTGGCTAAATATGAGAAGATACCACCTATGGCGTGGATTACCGTTACGGTGGAGCCACATCAGAAGGGTGGTCGTCCACAGGATGTAGGGGCGTGTAATCCCTCAGTTAAGGCGGCGATAGATGGACTTGTAGACGCGGGAGTTCTTCCCGATGACTCTTCAATGTTTGTCAGGTCGATAACTTATCTGCCAGCAAAGACAGATAAAAATTCATTAGTAATTTACATAAGAGGCGTAAGGAAAGAGAGGACATATTGAACTGGGATTTATTATGGACAGTAGTTGGATTAGCACTCGCTAGTTTTTTCATACTGCCTTTTTATATCGCAATGTTAATCGCATATAAAAAATCTGTTCTAAAAATAGAACTAGAGTTTGTCGCAACGGCAAACCAAATTGAAAAGAAAGTTAAGTTTGATGATGCTGTCGAACGCTTGTTCGAAGAAGGAGAAACGGTATGAATACAGTAATGGACGCAAAAGAGTTAGACGGTAAAGGACTTGATGAGGTCAAACTTCTTACCGATGCTATTCGTACCCACCAAGTACAGATTCAAGATTTAGGCAAACGCCGTAAGCAGTTGATTCTTAGATTGCGTAAACAACGCATCACCTATCGAGAGATTGCTGAAGCCATGGGAGTATCCGAGCAGTTGATTTACAAAATCATCCGCAATGATATTTCTCGCACCCCTGAGTACGATGCTCAAGGCAACTTAGTTCGCAGACGAGGACGACCAGCGAAACAACTTGTCTAATGAAGTTCATAGAACTATTCGCAGGAATTGGCGCGTTTAGACTCGGACTCGAAAGAACTGGTCATGAGTGTGTATGGGCTAATGAATGGTTAGAGAGACCGAGGAGTATTTATGCCCGAAATTTCGGAGAACAACCTGACGGACGAGATATTAGAAATGTTTCCGCTGGAGACATTCCTGATGCCGACCTCCTCGTTGGGGGATTCCCTTGCGCGACTTTTTCAGTTGCAGGAAAGCGAACTGGATTCTCCTTGGATGACACCCGAGGGACACTCGCTTTTGAAATGTTTAGACTCGCTCACGAAAAATCAATACCTTATCTTCTCTTTGAGAATGTCAAAGGACTCCTCAACCACGATGAAGGTAGAACCTTTGAAGTCATCCTCGAAGTCTTGGATGGCTTGGGGTATGACTGTCAATGGGAATTGCTTGACAGCCAAAATTTCGGAGTCCCACAGCACCGAGAAAGGATTTTCCTTATCGGACATCTTAGAGGAAAGCCCCGACCAAAAGTATTTCCTATCGGAATCACAGGTGGAGGCGATGATGAAACGAACACGCAAGAACGAAAAAGAAGGCAGGGGTTTTTCTCCAACATTTCTCCAACGCTCGATGCCCACTACTACAAAGGAGGGAACTCTCGACAATATGTAGTTGAGACTGAATCAAGAAGAGATAAAGAAATGCGGGTTTATGCTGAAGGAGTTGTTCCAACACTCACAGCCCAAATGGGAACTGGTGGAGGAAATGTTCCTTATGTAAGACCAGTTCTTGATTTATCAAGAGTAAACAAATCTCCAAACGGGCGACTCATCAAAGATGACGGAGACCCGATGTACACAATAACAGCGCAAGACCGACACGGAGTTCAAGTAGGGGACGCGGACGGTTTTGCTTTAAGAAAATTAACACCCTTAGAGTGCGAAAGACTTCAAGGTTTACCTGACGGATGGACGGAGTTTTATCATGACGGACGAAGAGTTTCAGATTCCGAAAGATACGAGAGATGCGGACGGACAATCACAATTCCTGTTGTGGAAGCGATTGGTCGAAGGCTACATGAGTTCTACTGAGCCTTTCTCTTTTGACACCATAGATAACTTTGATGACCACATCGCGCAATCAATACCAAACTATCACACGCTGAGTGAGGCTATTTGTAACCTGAGTACATACTTCATTATGGAAGATACCCAAGTGATTGACCTTGGTTGCTCAACTGGAAAACTATTAGAGCGACTACCTCACCTTGGAAAAAAAATTGGAATTGATATAGCCGACAACCTTTTACCTGAGTCCCATGGTCAAACCCTTTATGTCCGCAAAGATTTACGAGCCTTAAATAATTTAGGCAAGTCGAGTTTGATTCTTTCTATCTTCACCCTTCAGTTCATCCCGTATGAAGATAGACCACACATCCTAAGCACTATCTATGAATCCTTAGTTGAAGGCGGGGCTTTTATATGGGCTGAGAAAGTCCGAGAGGAATCAGGCGAACTCGAACAAGTTCTCCATGGCGCCCATTATGATTTTAAGCGCAAAGCCTTCACCGCTGAACAGATACTAAATAAAGAACGCGACCTAAGACCTATCATGAAAGTAAACAGTTCAACGCGAAATCAGATATTGGCAGAGAACGCAGGGTTCACAGTTGGAACTATGTTTTGGAAGTTCTTCAATTTTGAAGCATGGGTCTACATCAAATGAAAGCGAAGATAAAGGTTGGACAAGTTGCTTCAGTTGCTCTCAATACCCTTGAGAGTTACCCCACGAATCCACGCAGGGGCGATATTGAAGCGATTGCCCAATCACTCAAAGCCCATGGGCAATACCGTCCGATTGTTGTTCAGTACGGAACAAACTTTATCTTGGCTGGTAACCACACTTACAAAGCGGCGAAGAAACTTGGTTGGAAGAAAATCAAGATAACTTATGTCGATGTAGATGAAGAGTCCGCTCGAAAGATTGTCTTGGCTGATAATCGCCTGACTGACCTTGCTACCTATAAC